GATTTTGACCAAATTCACCAAACCAAGATTTTGCTCCTTCTTTCTTTTTTTCAACATATTCGCCAGCAGCTTTTTTACCAGCATCTAAAATCGTGTTTCTTAGTTCAGGACTTGCCAACACAGCAGCTAGTGCGGCGGCACTTAATCCTGTTGCTCCTGAAGCTAGACTGAAGCCTCCTCCAGCAGCACTTGCAGAACTAGCAGCACCCATTGCAGGAGTAGTCATAGAGCCATTTTTTGTTGCTGTGGTCGATTTAGAGCCACCTTCTCTTAAAGCCTCTAACTCTTCAGAACGCTTAATGATTTTTTGTTTGGCATCTACTTTTCTTTCAGATATCAATTTAGAGACATCTTCAGCAATTTTGGGTAAAACTGATACGCTATTTAATATAGCCTCTAGCGTATTAGTTGCAGCACTCGAAGCCACCACATCTGGACTTGCGCTGGCTATTTGAGCGGCCTTTTCATTGGCAACAGCATCTTTTTTATATTTTGCCGCACCAGTTAATACTTTTATATCAACTTTACTAATTTTATCTGCCAAAGAGTTTGATATTCGTTTGACTTCTTTAGCGTTGACTAGTGCTTTGTTTAGCGCATTCACTTCTCTCGCAGTAATTCTGCTTGAGATTGACCTGGCCAACTTTCCTAGTTCTTTTCCAAAGGTCAAGGCTTTTGTTATTTTGTTTACATCAGACTGCTTTAACGTGCCAGTCATTTTGTCAACTAATTTAACTAGTTGCTTCTCTCTAGCTATTGATTCTGATATTCTCTCTACATCTTTATCAGATACCTTTTCGGTTGCGGTCTTAGCGGCCTTTGCAATCTTTTTTGAATTTTTAAGGGTTTTAGTTACATTATCAACATCTCTAGCCAAAACTTTAGTTGAGCTATTTAGAGATTTAATCTCTTTCTCTAAAGACTTTACTTGACTTTCTAAGTCTTTCTCCTTTTTAGTCTTTTTTGTTGGCATTATTGATCCTTCAAATTAAATAGATTGCGCAGAATTATTTATTCTTAATCGCCTCTTCTTTCTTTTTAATGTGCTCAATCAAAAATGTCACATATATATCTAATTCATAAGGCAATAGGTTTTCTAACTCTTCTATTGAATACTTATGATGCTGAACCAGACCAAATATTGTGTGGTAATGGTTCTCTAACGAGGTGTGATTCAGCATTAAACTAAAAAATTGTCTAATCCTTTAAGAACGTGAGTTTGAGATTTACCGCAAGATTTGCATTCTAGTAGCACTTCGTGAGATAATTGAGGCATTGTTTCAAGAAATTCTTCAATCTTTCTAAATTGTTGCGTAGTTAGAGCCTCTAAAAATTGTATGCCCTCATCAATCGCAACATCTTTGGCCGATGTTACGACATTTGAATCGTATACAGACTCAATACATGACCACATTAACTTTAATTCGGCATTGGGCTCAGACATCGTTTTTGAAAATATCGCTAATGCCTTATGATTAGGATATTTCATAATAATTCCAACTTCGTTCGTTAGCTCTATTTTATTATTAAAGCCTCCCTTAAAGTTAACCTTAACTTCTTTTAGGTTTATCTCAACTTCTTTTATTTTTTTACATTCATCGCACTTTGAATCTTCTAAAGCTGAAAACGAAATTTTTGTGGTCTCGCCGACCGAAACTATTCTTAATTGAAGCATTAAGTATTCCAAATCAAATACTTCTAACTTCTCCACATCGACATTTTGAGATACTATACAATTATTAATTACCTGTTTAACAGCCGATGACATTTCTACTGAATCGTTGCCCGATGCGGCGGTCAATAGAATTTTTTGCTCTTTCACTGAAAAAGGACGTATTGTCACTTCTTCTTTGGTAGACGGAATTGTAGTTGTGTATGTTATAACGTCAATCTTTGGCAATGGCATAATAAAACTCCATAATATTGGGTTGTTGATATTTATCGGGCTCCTAAAAGCTCTGATGTGGCAGCAAATGCATTTACAGAAGAACTCGTCACTTCAGATGTATCTGTATAGCCGCCCAAAATATACTGTAGCGATGACCGCCACCTTGCGTATGAAAAGGTTACAGTTAAAGTTAAAATTTCATTTTTTGCGGTGTATGATAGTGGTTGAGCCTGAACAACTTTCGGATAAGCATCTTCTATAGTAAATATTGAAATCAATTCACCGGCAGTAGAGCCAATTTCAATCTCAGAGTTGTCCATTTTTTGAATGACGATTGTTCCGATATAATCGGCATAATAATTCAAATAGTTAGATTTTGGCGCTATGATATACTGTTGCCACATGTCAAAAAATGCCCGCTCAATCATTATGTTGGTGCACATGAAGGTAATATCTATTGTATCATATAGTGCGCCGTAAGGCATTTCACGAATTGTGCCGTACATTCTATGAGGCGTTGTTGCTATTCGTTTACCCGGAAGAGATGCTTCTACCGCCAACATTGATAGATTTCTGCTTCCTACTCCGGCTATTATTCCCTTTGGTATGGCATTAAAAGATCTTTCAGTTATAACTGAAATTGGAGGAATTATATTAACCAGATAGTTTGCCTTGAGCGATGGACCTCGACTAACATTTAGTAAAGATTTTAATTTGTTTATACTTGCCATCTATATAATTCCTAGTTTACAGTTTTACCATTTTTGCACTGTCTCGCCAAACCACAGATTCATTTTGCTTCATAAACTTTTGAGTCGGCAAAAATAGCGTCATGTTCCATTCGTCTCTAGGAACTCTGTAAAATGGCTTTGTTATTATGTGGTTTAATAAATATCTTTTCAAGCATGGTATGTGATACCGTAATGCAATGCTTGCCATTAAAATGCGCTTATTGACATTTATAATTGCGGCGTCCGTATCCTTAGAATAATCTTCAAATTTATATAACGCTTTCATAAATTGCGCTCTTTGTGTGGGTCTTAAGTAGTGCATGTTTAGACCCCAAAATCCATTACGTGTATTTTCTATAATGAAACATAATGGAAATTTATCATAGTATGGCAATTTATCTTTATATTTTGGAGAATATTGATACAGGTATAGCTCACCCAGTGTGTAATTTGAGGCAACTGTATTTACTTGAGTTATTCTATATGGTTTATCTTTTGGAAATAGGGATGCTATTTTTTTTCTATTCCATTCCAAAGACGCCAAAGTGCTGTTCTTTACAAACTGTGGATTTTTAGCATCCTTTAGAATTTCTGTTAGTATCTGGCTTCTTCTCATGTATATATTTATTCTAGGTGATTAGCTTTATTCCCATTGATTTTAAAGTATCTTCTGTCCATACCATAAATGTTGCGTTTCGTGTCATCGCCAACTTATTTGCGGCTTTCCATTTACATTGATTTTTAACAAACTCTAAACTTTCTTTTATATATCTTTTAGTTGCTTTTTTTGGCTTTTCGGGAGGCACCGTATATTTTTTTGGTTTTACTTCTATCCAGTAATTTTCGCCCGATTTAGTTTTAAATGTAAAGTCCACGAAATATCTATGTTCTTTATTATCGGTGGCGCATAAATATATAATAACAAGCTCTTCAGAAGACCATTCGATTATAGATGAATTATTGTCAAACCACATCATTAAAGCTAGTTCCCAAGATGAGCGGTAAAAGACATTGTTATAATTACCTATATATTTTGATGGATTCTTTAATTTAAATTTTCCTTGGTACATACATGTCAAAATTTTTAGACTTTTTGGGCGATCTTAAGGCATATGTTCCTAGTGGCTCAGATGCTCTGCAAATATTAATTGGAAGCCTAGCTGGAGGAATAACTGCAACCCCAAATAGTGGCGCATCTTTATTAACTGACGAAGTAGATCCGGCCGCCATAGGTCCATCATTCAGCAACAACTCCTTGTTGAACAGAATAGCAAAGCCAGAATCATACTACACAGACAAAGGAGTTGAATTCTACCCATCAGATTTATTTCAAGCCGGAAATGAGGCATACATTTTATTCTTTATGCGTGATTCGGTTTACTCTTCGGCGGCATTACTAAAGCGTATAGCATTATATATGCCCGCTTCTGTTGCGGTTAATTATGGCGCAGAATGGCAGCCCATTAATATGTTTATTACACAAGACCAACGGTCGGCACTAAAAAGTGAAGTTGGTGGTATGATAGATAGCACCTCTACAGAAGAGGCTCTTAATAGACTGACATCGCTACTTGCCGGAACCGGAGCAGAAGGATTTATGACTGCTGTAACTAAAAGTGTATCTCAAAGCATAATGAATGAGACTTCAATTGGCCAACAAGCCTCGGTCATAGCCGGAAAAACTGTTAACCCAATGACATCTCTTGCATTTAGAAATGTAAATTTAAGGCAGTTTAAATTTAGATTTGAATTGATGGCTAGAAGTGCAGAAGAAAGCGAAAGCATAAAGAATATAATTAGTATATTAAAGTACGGAATGCATCCTGCAAGCGTAAAAAATGTGACTATAGGCGGCGCATCAGATACAACAGTTAATAATTTGGCCGAAAAAACATTTTTAAATTATCCAAATACCTTTGATATATTTTTATTTTCACCATCTGCCGAATATCTGTTTCAAATTCAAAGGTCAGTTCTTTACGATATGATTGTTAACTACAATGGCCATGAAGGAGCCGTGGCATCATTCTTTAAAAAGACTGGTGCGCCAACAAATATAACACTAGAGCTTGCGTTTCAAGAAACAGAAATTCTCACACGAGACAGAGTAATGATGGGATACTAATATGAGACATTTTATTTATTATCCTAAAATAGAATACGGAAACAATTTAGCCGTAAACATAATGGTTCGTGCAAAAATACGAGACTTAGTTCTCAACAATACTGCAATATACTACAAATACACAATGGAAGATGGTGAAAGATATGACATTGTGGCACATAAGTATTATGGAAATTCTGATTACGTTTGGGCCATATTTTACGCAAATAATATACTAGATCCGATTGCTGATGCGCCAAAGGCACATAACGATTTTATATCATATATAAAGGTTAAGTATGGCAGTATACAGACGCCGAGTCAAACTATACACCACTACGAATATACGGACACATTGAGCAACAAAACATTTATAATAGATGGTGATACATATTATCAGTATCTTAGCGAGCTTGAACCAGAAACCCAATCATTTAAAAAAGTGCGGCCAGTAACTCAATTTGAGTATGAAGAAGAACTTAATGAGAGTAGAAGAAATATTGTCGTTTTAGATAAACAATATATTGGCAGTATAACTAATGAGCTTGAAAATATTTTTTCATAGTTATGGAAAAAATTAAAGGTGCATACGATTTTGTATTGAATTACCTCATTTTAACTTCACATGATGGAGTTGAGTATGATTTTTCGGGCCATTTAGTGGAGCTTAGGTATCACGAAAATATATTTTCTCCGGTAATATACGGAGAATTATCGGTAATAGACTCTGTTGATTATGCTAGTTTGTTACCAATACTGGGCGAAGAAAGATTGCAAGCATCATTTACTAGACCCGATGAGAAGTCAAAAACTGGAAAGCTATTACCGGCAATAACTTTTGATTTAGCTGTATATAAGCTACAGGGTAGATTAAATCAAAATGAGGGCTCCGGTAAAGCACAAACCTACACTCTTGGGTTTACATCTGATGTGGCATATACTAATTTTAGTAGCAGAGTGTATAAAAAATTTAGAGACATGAAATATTCAGATATGGTTAAAGTCGTACATTCTGAATATTTATCAGACGACGGCAGTAAAATTGAAATTGAAGAGACCGCAGGTGAATATTCATTTTATGCTCAACACATATCTCCGTTTGATTTAATTAAAAAATTAGCTCTTAGAAGTGTGTCTGATAATAAAAATGGCTACAGTTATGTCTTTTATCGTGATCGAGATGGGTATAAGTTTAAAACAATAAGTTCTATAGGTAAACAAGACCCATATTTGTCGATAGCATATTCACCTAAAAGTTTACCCGGAGAAAAAATAAACGAATTATACTCAATAAATGAGTATTCTGATGATATGACTATCGATACTTTAGATGCTGTGTCTAAAGGCGAGGCTAGTTCTGCCCTGTTAAGTGTTGATCCTGTACGAAGAAAATTTTATCTAAAGGCTTTTGATTTGAGAGGAGATGCGGGGTTTCAGCAACATCAAATACCACTCTTACAAGACTCAGACTGGAAAAAGTTTCCTCATATACATAAGCATAAACCATTCTTAGACAGTGGCAGACTTTTCGGAGACCCCAGAGCCAATTTAAAAATGGTCATAACAGATTTTGGTCACAAAGACACCAATTACATTTCAGAGCGTGACAGTGACGTATATGAATATGACCCCGAATATTATTTGTTGCAAACCGACTCACACTTCAAACAACTACAATCTAAGGTGCTATCAGTAGCAGTAACCGGACACCCAGGAGTAAAGGCGGGTTCAGTAATTAAATTTTACTTGCCTGAAGTTGTAGGCAGGGTTGGTGAAAAAGATAAAGAAGAACTTGACAGGTATCTTCAAGGTAACTACATAGTTACGCATGTTGTGCATATAATAACTAAAAATAAATATCAAATGAATCTTAAAATTATTAAAGATTCTTACTTTAATCAAATTAAATCTAGAAATCCAGTTAAAGAAAATAAAGGCGTTTTCTAATTGACTTTGATATGAATGCATAATATATTAGTGGCGAGAGTTAATTATATTATTATATATGGAAAAGACTACAGAACAAAAGCAAAAAACAAAACTAGAACTTGATGAGTTTGAGAGAGTAAATAAGAAGCTGAAAAAGCAGAGAAAAATGTTCGAGCAAGACCTTCAAATGGAAGAAATGCTTGAAGATGTAGATGAGTCTCTTTATCACATGATAAAGAATATCAAATGATGGTTGAGCAACCATGAAAATAGAGTTTGTTAAAGATTTAATACGTTGTAGACGAGATGATTTGCTATTGAACTTAAATTTTATTTTTAAGAATACTCGTGCGCAGATATATCCAGATTATGAAATGCGAGCACTAGAATGCGATGAGATTAAGCAATTTTTCACATCCTGCACTCATATAGAGTTGGAAATTGATTTACATAAAACTCCACCCCTAAAAATACAATCTATAAGGCATATGATTGAAACTATACATAATATGCAAGCTGAGTTTATTCATGTAAATGACCGCAATACTATTCAAATTAAAATAAAAACTAAATAGTCTTGCGAATATATTATCATAAAGTAATCTACTATGGCTCAATATAATAAAACTACAGCATCACTACTAGCCGATAGTAAAACTCTTTATGAAGTTGTCATGCTTGCCGATAAAGATGGCAACATTAGCAGCAGCAGCTCAGGCACTAACGTAGAGTTTTCCGGTGCATCTGCCGATGCTTTTGGTAGAGGTCGCATTAGTGAACCTTATACTCTAGGTGATTATAAGCATACTTATAAGAATTTAAATGATTTTAATGATTTATTAGTTAGCGGTGGCACAGTAACATATGCAACCAACGAAGCCAATTCGGTATTAAGCACCAACACAACGGCCACATCAAGAGTCGTTCATCAGACTAAGAGGTATCACCATTACCTACCCGGAAAAAGTCAACTAATTCTAACATCATTTAACTTTAATGCCAATTCTGTATCGTGTAAGAAAAGAATTGGATATTATGATGATAAAAATGGCGTATTTTTCGAGAGAGAAGTAAACGCAAGCGGACAAGTTTCACTAAAGTTTGTGATGCGGTCTTATGTGACTGGCGTAGCGGTAGATGTATCTGCGGCACAGAGCACCTGGAGCCTCGATAAGTGCGATGGCACAGGCCCATCTGATTTCAATATTGATACTACTAAGACTCAATTATTTTTTGCCGACTTTCAATGGTTGGGCGTTGGTAGAGTTCGGTGTGGCTTTGTGCATAACGGTAAAGTAGTAGTGGCTCATGAGTTTACCCACTCAAACACATCTGAGAAGGTTTACTGGTCAAATCCGAATCTGCCAGTTAGAAGCGAAATTTTAAATACTGCCGAAAACTCTGGCGCTACGATGCAGCACATATGCTCAAGCGTAATGTCAGAGGGTGGTTATATTGAGGCGGGCACAGATTTTGAGATACAAAATACAACAGCGATACCCACAATACTACCCGGAACCACCTGGACTCCAATTATAGCCGTGAGATTAAAAAACACATTTAATGGTTACGACAATCGAGTATTATTTAAATCTGAAAATGTTTCGGTTTTCGCCGATTTGAAGTCAATAGCGTATAAGATTGGTAAAGTTCCTACTTCAGCATCCCTATCCGGCACATTAACCTGGACCTCGGCTGGCACAGATTCGGCATGTGAATATGCCTTAAATGCAACTGGCGTCACCTTTGCAGACTTCGTTTCGTTTGGTGGTGGGTTTGTTGCCGCTGGCGTATCAACCGGAAGCGCATCATCCTCAACCCCAAGTTCACTTTCAGAGTCAAAAAGAAATTTCATATCTCAGAATTACGATTCGACTAATTCTGAGGTTTTTGTTATATTGGCTAGAACATTAGCTAATGGTGCTAATGATTCGGCTAATGTGTGGGCATCTTTACAATGGAAAGAAATAATCTAACTTCAATATATTCAGACTCAATTAAGCTACTAGATGATGGCGCATCAGTATATTTCACTAAAAAATCGAATTCAGAAAATAAAATAATAATAGAGCATTCAGAGCTATCGTTTTTATTAGATTTTTTTGATTACGTTCTGAGTAATTATACTAATAATGAAATTAGTGTAATCAAATTAAAAAATAGAACTAAACTTGTTCTTTATGTCAGCAATTGAGACTCTTCTATCTGGCAAAAGACTTCCCAAATTTGCTAATCGAAATGATACAATAACCTTTGCATCGTATTCAGAATATGCCGCTGGTGTGCTATTAGAAAAATATATACCAGGTTATGAGCTTAAGATGGGCACCACATTTCAGGTACCCATAGGCCACAATAAAACCTGCGATTTTTTGGTTAATGGTGTATTTGTTGAGTATCATCCGTGTAACATTCAGCATGAATTTGAAGATAGGCAGGCACTAAGACAATTTTATCAAGCCTTGCGGCATGTTAAATCTCCGTTTAGAGAGCAAATTGTATCTGCAATAACTGACGAGTTAAGTGAAAAATATTATCGTCGCAGAAAATTTTTAATTAGTATGCACGGAGGCAAAGACTCTGAACTAATTGTGGCTAGAAGCGCAGTAGATTTGTATCGTAATGTAATTAGAAGATTTTCTGAGTCTGCTCCAAAAGAGTCGGAGTTTATACGAGAATTTAAAAAATTGAGTAACGAAAAAACAATAGTATTTTGATATAAATATCGGTACTTATGAAACCTGAAGTATTCTTGTTTGCTAAAAAAATAATATTTAAAGAATCTGTCACCTTTGAAGATAGATTGGCCATCAGAGACGAGCTTCAATACTTATTTGTCAATTGCATATTCTCTTTCAATAGCGACAATGATTTAATTATACGAGGTGTGTAGAAATGTTCAAGCGTGAGGTGATAACTACTTCTCAAGCAAAATTACCAAATTATGCATCAATACAATTATCAGAAACTTCTGAATCAATAATAGAAACATCTCCGTCATTTAAAAAATTAAAAATTCTCATTAATAGCACAATAGGCTACAGCGAACACTCAGAAGAGTTTTCAAAAATAAGGAGATTTGACCACTCAGTTTATGCCGCAAAACAGGCTCATCTGCTACCTTCAGCCAAATTAACCGACTATGAAAAGATGTGCCTTGAGCTTGCGCTCTTATTGCACGATGTCGGCCACGCTCTAGGCTCACATACAATTGATAAATTATATCATGCGATGTCTGAAAATAAAAATACTGCTACTCCAGATATCTCGGCGTATGGCTACTCAAAACATGATTATCACGAGTACCACACATCTAAACTGGTGGCCTCGACAGAGTATAAAACACTATTCTCAAATGACCAACTTCTGTCAGATGTTCTTGCCATATTAGCCTTTGAAGATATTCGGAGCCAAGCCGATAAAGACAAAGACTATCAATTTAAAATTAGACCATCATTATCTGGCGACCAAATAAAAATGCTATATACCTTAAAAGATTGGCTAGACCGGCTATCTTATCTTGAGTTAGAATATTTAAATTGCAGAGATTTCTCTGACCAAGATAAGCAAAATGCAATAGCAGCATTTGAGCGATTTAGAAGCTCTATAGAAATAAAAAACAATACTGCCGTTATACGACAAAAAAGACGACCGCCTGAAGCTATGTTGATAACTCAATATGATGCTGATATAGACGAGTCTCCGGCGGTAGAGATTATTAGACTTAGAGAGCAATTATTTAATAGAAGTGTTTATCATCCCCTCTCTGCCGCATATGATGAATATATCATGAGGGGCACTAGAGTTCATGATGCGACATACTCTAGTGTAAGACGGGCTCTGTCAGAGTCGCCCATGTCTATATTTTCACCTGAAGTATATAGAACCCTGACACATCAATCAAGATATTGCCTCAGTCGAGAATTGGTGCCTTTAGTCACAATAGACCATTATTTCTTAACTAGCCGCGGACAACTAGCATTTCAACCTTACGGCGCATGTGATTTTAGACAATTTACTCAATTGATCTGTGCGGAAAATAAATATCTAGCCTCTTTCGGAGAACTACTATTAAATGATAGAATATCTAAAGAGCTTTCTAGGCCAACAGAGCTTTATGTATTAAAAGTAAAGAGGCCCACTAAAACATTCACCTATGACACGATAGACGATAGCGGCATAATTAAACCTATGACCCAAAGAGTTAACGACACAAATAATTTTTCTGTTATTGTAGCATTAAAACTGCTACGCCAACAGCAAGTTCCGGCATTAATTGAGTTGTCTAAAGATATAGTAGAAAGCGAATTTAAAAAGCGGGGTTGGGTCTACGGCGAATTAAATTTTCAACACTTATATAATCCAAATATATTTACCGAAAAATAATTAATCTAAACTTAAATTATTTTCTTTCAATAATTGCCACAAGTTAGTTCTAATTTTATCATAGGCATCTTTAACTTCTTCAGATAAGTCACAATTATATTTAATTTGCTCTCTCAGCATATTGTTTAATTCATAAAGAACTAATTTATAGTCCCGTCCGTGGCGCATATCTTCAATCTCTTGCACCTGCTCAAAGTTTTCTGTGTCGTAAATTAATTTAAATATCGCTTTCATAATTGCAAAATATACTAAAAATTAAAAGAATTATCCAAAGTATAATAACTAAAGAAAAAATGAGTTTCATATATTAAAATGCCAAATAACATAAAAATAATATTAACACATTACAAAAAGTATCGCCGACAGATGATTGACCCTCTTCTTTACGCTTACAATCAGATGATGCCCAGGCTAAAAGTATTATCCAGAATATTAAGGTCCAGCCAAAGAATAAATTAAAAACAAATATCGAAATACTATTTTTTACATTTCTTGTAGATGCAATAATAAATGGCAAAAAATAAAGTAATACTATAAATATGCCAATGTGCATAAAGAATTCAGTGATTCCCATGCTAATCATGTCAGGTATAAATGTATATATTGTTTTTTCAGTATTCATAATTTTAATTTATATCACAAAAGCATAATCATGTCAACAGAGTTATTAATACACAAATTAGTATTTGAATATGACAAATATACTCTATTAAAAATAAAGTCTAATAAAATACCACAAGACTCTTTAAAATCGGCCATGATAACAGATATTCCGGGGTTTGAGCAGAGATGCACAATAATGGCTTGGCATCTTGCATATCAGGAATATTGTAGCACAAGCGATGATAAATCATACTCATCTTTTATAACAAATTGTGTTGGCACAATAGATGGCTTAAAGCTATACAGCAAAGCATTTGATGAAATTCACTCAATATTAGACAAAGATTTAACTATAGCTAAACTAATAGAGTTTCAGGCATCATAATTAGTCTGCTGAAGTTCTTTGAATGTCTTCAATAGTTTAGTAGCATCTTCAATACACTCAGCAACATTCAGGTCAAGAGCCTCAACCGCATCAGATACCGACTCACCAACAAACTCAAAGTATTCAACAATATACCTAACTTCAATGGCAGTAAGATACTTAATATCGGCTTTTTCTATATAGTAGTCAACATCAACTGTACTTTCAATAAAATTCATATGCGTCTCCTCACTTTATTGTTTATGTATACCACAATAGCCTAAACATGTCAATAGTATTTTAATCTTTAGTCTCAGGAGGCTCAGGTAGCGGCATCCAGTGAGTGATCTCATCAGACCAACCCGCATGTTCATAGGTGCACTTCGACACTTGTAACTGCGGCGAGAGCCAATTGCCCGCAACAACCCCATTATGAACCGCGACTGCCCAAAATGTGCCAATATTTTTACCAGCGATCACGACCGCTCCTATCTCAGGCAGCCTATCTTTCACGCTAATCCAACTAATTTCTCCTTCTTCAGCCTTTTCTGGTGTTTGATTTATCATATATTATAACTTATATTCTTCAACTTTATTATTTTTATGAATTAAATTCTTCTCGGCCTCCCAAGATGACATTAAATTATTCTGAACGTGATGATAAACCTCTTCTATGCTTATAGGTCTATAGCCCCAACAATCAACACCAACGTCAAATGATAGCCCATAAGAACCCATATTGCCATGAGCATGACCAAATAAATGAAAACAATTTCTAGGTCTATGCACCCAAGTTCTGTGGGCATAATGAGATAAAAATATTCTAACCTTATTATCAAATACCTTAGTGGTTATTAAATGCGTATCTTTAATAAAATTAAATCTATTGGCAATATATTCTAAATTCGTGTCGTGATTGCCTTTAATTAAATTAATTTGTCCAGATAATCTATTAGATATCCGCTTCATTCGATTAATGTCTTTAGTATGACCAAAATCGCCAAGATGATATACAACATCACCTTTTCTTACAATAGAGTTCCAGTTGTGTATTAGTCCCTCGTCATGCTCGTCTATATTATTAAATGGTCTATTACAATATTTTATTATTGCAGAGTGTCCGAAATGTGTGTCAGAAATAAAATAAATCATATCACCTTGATTTTATTAACATTGTCTGAGTTGCTTGTTTTTTATTAGAAATAAAATGTTCTATCACCTCAAACCTAGAACCAATATAGTCTCTAAGCTCAGGCATTGACCACTCTCTAACATGAGATTGATTCTTAGGTGGTCCGTTGTGTCCTGATTTCAATAAATCTCTATCTGGAGTTGATAATACCGCAAACTTTGGCTTACAATTTTCAATTAAATTCAAGAGAGAGTCTGGGTCTACAATATGTTCAATAACATCAGCGGCTATAATTAAATCATAACCTAGAGTAGAAGCAGAAAAATCGGAACTCCAGTTTCTATCAGGATACCTCTCTCTCAACCACTTCACAGTTTCTTCAACATCAATACCCAAGGTATCTCGATCTGAAAAATTATTAAGTAGTTTATATGCAGATCCTGTTCCTATATCTAATATTTTTGTAAACTTATTCTCGTCGGCAATTCTTTTTGCAAACTCATAGACCTCTCTTTGCCACTTGTCAGTATTCTTAGTATCATTAAAATATTTGTTATTTAACCTATGTATGTAATTTTCTTTTATTGAGTAGGTTTTTATCATAGTATATGTTATATATATCAAACAAATGTTAGATCCGCATAACACTTGTTAAAAAAACTTGCTACTTTATGTGTATATAAAATTATATATAAATAGCCAAAAGTGAGGTGTTATGTCAATACACGATAGTATATGTTCTAAAGGTTATCATCAATCTCTAAAAGAGCATTATCGTGTTGTTTTCCGAGTTTTCTGAGTCCTATACCATAACCCTCTAGGAACTCTTTTTCTTCTCCTTTATTAGCCGCTGTTATCCTAGCTTCATTAAAGAACTTTATACTTACAGCATGTGTAACCCTATTCTCTGGAACTATTTGGTGTCCCCAGAGTTTAAATGCGTAATCTAATACTTTATCTATGTCCATGTTATGTGTGTCTCCTTTATCCGTGTTGAAAATGGTGGGACCACTTGGACTTGAACCAAGGACCTACTGGTTATGAGCCAGCCGCTCTGACCTACTGAGCTATAGCCCCAAATTAAATCTACTATACTACAACTTGCTTCTGGAGTCAATGTATTTTGTAGTTGTACTCTAAAAAGTGCCTCTGTAGGTATCTGAAATCACTATACAAAAAAATGCTAAAATGGCTTTAAATGCGCTTTTTTCTCAAAACCTTGGGTCAGATACACACAAACTACATTAAAATTGACTTAAATTGGACAAAAAGTGAGCAAAATCACTCACTTATTGACCAAAAACCACTAAAATTACTTCAAATACGCTGGACCATATGGAGTCAAATATTTTAGTCCATTATAGTCATCTGCAATATTACCTCTAGCGTGTTTAGCCGGAGCTGACCAACTTGCAGGTTTCAATACGTCTCCGGTAGTCTTATCTACGAAGCACCACACAGAGTTTCCTACTACAATCTTAGAGTATCTCTTACCTTCTGTTAGCGTAATCTCTTGGAATACATTAACACGACTCTGATGTTCATTAAGCATCTTAACTACACCAGCAAAGAATGTCGGGAACTTTTCATCAAATGTCATTGTGTCCATGTCTCTTATCTCCGTGTTGTGTTTGAGAGTCTATCTCTCACATTATAGGAATAGCATAGCACACTATATGAGTCACGTCAATATATTTTTACATAAAAATATATTTTTTTAGTGGTTGACAAGTATATTTGTTTATGGTATTCTACATCAAACGGACTTTTGGTGGACAAGGAATATCCAAAAAATGTCCAGAGTTTCTGAACATTCCCGGCAAAAATTATAAACTTAAGTACGGACCTGTTACTGAGTATCCGTCGTTAGTTAGTTTATAAAATACTACTTGTCCGGTCTTTAGGTTTACTTGTATAATGTTACCATTAAGTACTGCAAGTTCAGCATTACTTGAAAATGTGGCCAGGATTCCTCCAGATGCCAATCTAAGTTCCACTGAATTTGATGAGTTTACCACTACAAATCGTCCGGTGTGTATCTTTTCCATGTTTTTTGTTCTCCTTTAATAAAAACACTATCACACTTTTAAATTATATGCAAGAATAACATTTAACGTTAACCTAAATACTTTACAATTAACTCTTTATGTTAATACCATGAAATGTCACTGGAAACACTGTTCTAACTTAGCAATAACTAAAGGTAAGTATTGCTCAACCACCTGCAAGAATAAGTTTCACGTAACCAAACACCGCAAGGACATCAAACGGAAAGCCGTGGAATACCTCGGAGGCGCATGTTCTCTCTGCGGGTATAGTAGGTGCATCTCTGCGCTAGAGTTTCACCATAAAGACCCCAAAGAAAAGGACTTCAATATATCAAAGTCTTTAAAATCTTTTGAGACTATTAAGATTGAGTTAGATAAGTGTGTTTTGGTGTGTGCAAACTGTCACCGGGAAATACACCAAGAAAAAGAACCGATATTTTAAGTGCTCGGTTCCACACACTTTTAACAAGGAGATGACACGAAACTTTTAAAATGGCTCCGGCGGTTGGACTCGAACCAACGACATCAAAGTTAACAGCTTTGCGCTTCTACCAACTGAGCTACACCGGAATGGTATCTCTTTACTCTCACTCTCTCTTTCTGAGGCGGCGAAACTCTAACCCGTAGTTGAGCTATATCAGCACATAGATTGAGCGATAAACTGCACCAAATGAGCTATAAAACCGGATCAAATGGGCGATAAAAAGTGGGAACCAGTTAGAACTTAGAGAGAGACAGCTCTTTGCTCTATTTTTTATAACTGCGCCTGGTTCCCGCCGCACAGTGTTTTGTGTAACAAACTACCAAGAGATATGAGACAAGTAGTTTATTACATTATATCATAATATTACATTCATGTCAATAGCAGATGATGAAATATTTTCATTTGTTGTCAATTCATTCACCATAGGAGTCGGATCTATCATACAACTAAAGTTATACTGACCACGTTGAGCCTTGAACTCTTTGTTCACAAAGATCCAGGTAAGCTCATTATACTCACACTTACCACTGCTTATCAGTGACAGCAATTGCTTACGAGAAACAATTGTACCATAAGTATTAATAATATAGCTAACCAACGCCTTACGTCGATCCCGATTTCTACCCCACTTTGCGTTCTCATTATATATCATAACATTCTCACTTACATTATACTATTTTATACTAAAAGTCAATACCCTTCTCTAAAATAAATTCACCCTCTTTACCTCGAATAACCTTAGAAAACTTTATTGCAGTCTCATATCGGTCATTCTTGTCTCCTAGGCCGGTAAGAAGTACCTTTCCGGTAAGGGTATCACCAAAATTTGCATTTGAGATTTTATTAGACGATGATGAAAGATATACTGCTCCGTATGTCGGATCTACTACAACTAAACTCTTAACCGTGATGCTTCTATAGTGTGATATAGGAACTAACTTACTTTTAGTCGAAACCACCTTTGCTCCAGTCAATGCAACTTTTACCTGCTTACCTTGTCTTAAGTGTTCTTCTACCATTTGATTGTTTATCATACTATTGTCTCTCCTGTGTTATGTTTGAGAGGTTTAATTCTCATTATAGGACTACTATAGCACACTTTTTATATTTTGAAAAGATTTTTTTTCACTTTTTTTCACTTTTTTTCACTTTTTAGGTGTCTTCGTGTATATATACTATAGACAAAAATATCAGCTCAATATGATATCTTTAGGAGGGGCTTCAGGCATCTCTGAACTCCGTAGAGTACAAGTCAATTCATCTACGGTAACTGCGCTGACAGGAATATTGATAAACGAGGAGGCTCTGTTGAATAAAAAATTGCAACCTCCGGAAGTGTTAATGCTATAAAATTAACAATAAACTTCTCCGTTAGAATCGAAAGTCCACGTAAAGGAGTACCGCTAACCGCTTCTACCTTTTTTTAAAGGTTGTGTTTATAGTCTATTCTATAACTTTTCTCTTGGATAGGAAAGTTCTATTCTAAATCCCAGATGTAAATTTAATATCTAAAAAATATTAATATTAAAAAATAATCCGTAGAGAAAACGAGCCGAAGGCTCGTTTGAACGAGGATTTCAGCGAAGCTGAAATGCTCGTTCCTTTATAGAAGTTTTATAAAAAGAAATAATCCACAATCAAATATAAAATCAGGATAAAAATTAAATCTTCTATTCCAGATTTAAATTCTTTAATAGATTTCTTTTTATACTTTTCTTTATGAATACTCTTATGATAGGTTTCTAAACAAGTTTTAAGTTCTTTAGGTCCCATAAAAAGTTATATCCTATGAAAAATCTTATCCAAGATATCCTGTAGAGTTTCTATCCTGTACGTCCGGCCTAAAAAGATGATTTAATTAATTTGCTCTGAGTCGCATTTTACGGCT